AGCAATGTGATTTGGGATGAACGCGAATTCGTCCAAAAAGATGACATTATATGATCCGCCTCGGACAGCAGATGCAGAAGTAGACGCTGCGATAATTTTGGAACCATTTTCCAGTTCTAACGATCTTTTATTCCATGATACGATACCTTGTTGCATCCACTTTGGCAGTTTCTCATATGCAAATTGTAATCTACTGAGAAGATCCTGTGCGGTGGATGCCTTGTTGGCTAGAATAGCTATGTTGACATTATCATTAAAGACAGCATAATGTAACAAATATGAAACACAAGTTGTAGATTTACCTGTCTGACGAGGCATTCTACAAATGTTGAATCTATTTTCATGGAAATTAGTGATCAACTTCTCCTGAAAGGGATACATCTTAAATGGTATTTCACCATAATCAAGAGAAACAATTTTGATATAATTTTTAGCAAAATACACAGGATCGTTCTTGCACTTAACGAACTCAAGAACTTGTTCCTGTGTAAATTCTACGGCTACATTAGCCTTCTTAAGATTGGGATTACCAAGATATACCTGATCATTCATAAAAAAAATTACAATTTCGCTAAACTTGCTACTACTTCCTGTTGTTTGAGATAAAGTTTAAAATAAGCTTTTGCAAACTCTATTGCTTCTTCTCTATCCAATTTATCTATAACCCTTGACTGTTGCTCATAAACTAACATCTTATTAATATCAGAAAGTTCAATATCAGAAGGGTTAATGTTCATTTTACTTACCTTGAATAACTACGATTGGTTTCGATGGATCGGTAGGACTTGGATACCACTGCAGTATAACTGCGCCTGGGTAAAACTTTTCAATTTCCGCTTTTACTTCATCTTTAGAAGGTCTCTTCATATTTGGGAAAAAGAGTTGAAGATTCATCATTGGTCTACCTCTCCAAGAGAAGAGTATAGTATAAACACTACCTGTAGATTGTATCCGTTGATAATCTTCGTTTGTCAGTTGTCCAGGTTGAATGACTGAATCCGCAAGAGGTAAAGAAGGACCACTTAGTTTTCTCATTGCTGCGTCCTTTTCACCTTTATTTGTTGTTCCTGTGGCAAGATTTCTAATCTTTGCTTGTCTTTGTGCCTGTCTATGTCCAGAACCAATTTCAAAACTTACATTCTCATTTGCTGGATGAATTTTTGCAATACTATATGGTTGTTCTGGAGCTAATGAGGAGGGTAGTGAGAACATTCTCCAATAACCTTCTCCATACTTACACTCACTTCCAGTTTCATTCTTTTGACATTTGGGACAATATCTTTGAACTTCGCCCATTTCTTGGAGTTCAAAAGATTCTTTCTTAGTCTTATTGCCCCAGTTCTTTGCACCAACCTTACGACACTTAACCAAAGCACCAGATGCATATGCAGAAGGCCAAACCTTATAACGAGATTTTACCTTTGAATAACATGCGTCTTTTTCTTCAGTCGCAACCATCTTAGCCTTACCCTTTCTATCAGGATTTGGATCTTCTTGGTTCTTACGACGGAATGCACTCTCCTCTTCCTTATCGGAGAGGTCTGCCTTCATTTTACTTGAACCACACTTTGGTTTGGTTGTTTGTCCTGGCTGTTTTGCACAGGGTTTTCCTGCGTATTTACCACCCAATTGAACCCAACCAGGGGTGCCATCAGAAGCACGACTCTTAGTAAACCAGTCACGCAAAGAACTATCACCACTCTTGTTCCCTTCATCAATAGAATCCTCCTTCACGCAATTAGGAACTACCTTTTTGCCTTTCTTTTTCATTCCCACTTGTTTGTATCCATCCCAACACTTTTCGGATACTGGTTGACTAAAACTCTTAAACTTATAATCACTACCCTTAATAATATCAACAACGTGTGCAAAAGCATTACCATTTGCATCGTGAAGTTCTGTCCACTCTTCCTTTACTTTTTCCATCTTTTTGAGTTTGGAGTAGTAATTAGGAATTTCATCTAGATGTTGCAATGCAATATCCATTGCTTCATCATTATCTGTAGTATGTTCATGTTCAACTTTCATCCCCATCTCAAGTTGTTTTTGAATGGTTGATGGGGATACTTTATGCTTTTTTGCGATTTCTTCTACTGACTTATGACCTTTGAATCCTTCTTTAACTTCTTTCTTTCTTTCAGTATCATCTTCTCCGTGAGAGAGATGATCAGCTACCGTATCAAGATACTCTGCAGCCTTTGTAATTTTTGATTGAACCCAAGCTTCCAAATCGCCTTCACCTTTAAGTTTAGTCATTAATCTAGTGATAGCGGCTTGTGCAGTTTTAAGTTCTCCACGAGCCATGGAAAACTCAAAATCTTCCCCAAGGGGTGCAACTGTTTCTAGGTCTGCAAGAATAGACCATTCCTTAAAGGTGAGTTTATCCATTTATTTTTATAAGTTTCCTATTTTTATTTAGATAGATCTTGATTCATTGAACTCTTCAAGAACTTTTGAAGTTCTGCTGTAGATCCCAAGAACACTGCATTGTTGGTAACATTTGTTGGCACAGATCCTTTTTGTTCTTGATTAATATCTTTCATCTTCTTTTGAAGATCAAGAAGTTTATCGGTTACATCTCCAACGTTTTTAATAAGTTGACCAGCAACTTCATACGCTCTAGGAGAGTCTGATTCTTGTGCAAGTTCCAAAATACCATTAATCGCTTCTTGACCCTTTTCAATAATAGAGTAAAGTTGACCTCTAGAATATTCATAATCTTTTTGAAGTTGATCCACAGATCCTTCAATTTTTTTTATTTCTATAGATTCTGTTTTAACTATTTCAGATTTAATTTCTGTCGGTTCAATATCTAAAGCTTTATCAATATCTTCAAAGTTCATACATCAATTCCTTTCGTAGTGCTATAGACTTTACCATCTGCAAAATCATAACGAGATTCACTAAATCCGAAATCATCATCCAGATCAATCAATTCATCATCTGCATTATTAATAACATTTACTGCAGTTCCAGATGCATGAGTTGTAACAGGAGTATTATCTTCGCCTCTATTTACTAATAAAGTATTTCCTGTAATCTTACGAATGAGCATTGACTCATCACCAAGCATAATATAAGATTTTTCAGTTAGAACCGATCCATCTACAACGTTAAATTGCGTAGTCTCTTCAGAAATATCTTCAGAAATTTGAGTTATTTCATCATTATTGTAATCCTGCAAGGCTCTAGGTTCTGCTACATATCTCAATTGTCTAGATGCATTGACTTTATTAGTGTTTGTATAATAATCAACTTGAACTTGTTTAATAATGGCTTCATTAGGAGTACCAAGAGGTCCGAATAGATAAGTCTTTGCAACAAAATCTAAAGTATAAACTAAAACTCTTCTCGTAGTAAAATCACCTTCATATTGATCATCCATTGCAATTCTTTCAAGAATCATTGGAATGTCTCTTTTTTCCCCAATACTGGAAACTAAATCTACTGTAAGATTAAAATGAGGTTGAAAATATGGTAATATCTGTTCCACCACTTGTAATGCATCTTCATTCAATTTAGACATTATTGAGAGTCTAAAGTTTACATTATATGGAACTGGCATAAAAACTTTTGTTACTTCATTATTGGTCTTATCTAAAGCTTTAAAAGTTTGCATTGTAGAAGATTTTCTACTAGCATCATATGATATTCCCGTCATTTCAAATGACATTCTTGGAAGAGTGATTGCAACTCTTTTCTTTAAATCTGGTACTTGTTCAATTCTCGCCAAAAACTTTTGAACAGGACCATAAGCAATAGGTACAGTTAAGATACTAAAATCATCTCCAGCATTATCTTTATGTTTGATTTGAATATCATTGAAAAGAGTACCGAAAGCCACAATGGTCTTTCTCAATATTTCGTGATAAAAATAATTTGAGATCATTACAAGTAATTATAGAGTAATAATTATTTAGTATTCACCAAATGGATTCTTTTGACTAAAATCTAAAATTTCATCCGCGGCTAATTCAATCTCAATATTTTCTGCATATGCATCTAAGAATTCATTTGTTTGAACACTTGCAACCTTATAACTTGCACCTACACCAACTATAGCTTCTCCTCTTGCAAAAGTTCCGTCAACAACAGAAAGTTTAAGAACTCTATTAACATAATCCCAACTCTTAACATATCCAGTTGTGCCTGTTTTGGAACCAGTAACAACTTCATTATAATCATAATCACCAAATGTAGTCGCAGTAGGATCTGTGAAGGATATCGTTGGAGTAAATGTATATCCAGCACCAGCATTAGAATAACGAATTGCAACCACTACTCCATTAGAATTGAGAATCACCTCAGCTTGTGCGTTTCTGATATTAGAAGAAATACCTGTACTGGTAGGAATAAATGTTCTTTGAATTGTTACTTGAGGAGTTGTAGTATATCCAACACCTCCAGAAGAAATTCCAATGACTCCAAGAACTCTTGTGTTAATTACTGCAGTTGCAATACCGCCAGATCCTCCACCTCCAGAAATAGTAACAATAGGAGGCTCAGTATATCCAAATCCTGGATTTGTGATAAGGATTCTATCGATTGCAAGTTTTTGATTTGGAGATCTACTTGTCATAATTGCAACAGCAGTTGCTGTTAGACCACCAGAAGGCGCAGTAGATATGGAAACTGTAGGAGGTACAGAATATCCAAATCCATCATTAATAAGGTCAATATACTGGACTGACTTGGAGTTTGGATTAGTAGTTGCAAATCCAACAGTAGCTACAGCCGTAGTTGCTCCAGATCCAACCATTTGAATGGTGTATACATTTCCAAGATCCTTAATAGATTCATTGATTTCTATACCAGTAGGATCAACTTCAGGGACATCAATAATCTCATCTTCATATTCAAATCTTTCACATCTTAGTTCATAGACATATAGATTATTAAGTTGATAGAAAGGTTTTTTGCCCTCAACATACTTAATTTCAAATAAAGATTCATCCAAAGGAAACCAAATTAAATCTCCTTCTTGTGGTCTATATGCAACTTTTCTCTCATCTTCTGGCCATAATTTCAATAATGGTGATATGAAATCATCATATCTTTCCTTTGAAATTACAAGATTAATCTCATCATTACTTCTGACTCCAAATTTACTTAGTAAATCTCCATTTCCACTAAATCCTTCAAAATTCATCAAGTATGCTTCGATACGAAAACTATCATCAAATTTAGATGCAGTGACTTCTTTGATGACCGTATTTTCCCCAATAATCCTTCTAGGCATGTATAGAACATCCTGTCCATACATTTTGAGTTGTTCGTTAATTAGATCTTGAATAAGTCTTTGCTCACTCGGAGATCCTTGAAGAAAATAAGAATTAAGTGGTGACATATCAACCTATGAGATCCAGTGGTGGCAATTCGTATTCATCCTTAAGTTGTTGTTCTAACTTTTCTACTTCGGCAACACCATCATCATAGATCTGTCTTCCATTCAATTGAACTCCACCTGGAAGAAGTACACCATTAAACTTAATCATATTTTGCCCCCACTGTTTTTTGATTAATGCAGTGAGGTATTTTTTTAACCACCAATCATTATAGAGTTTTGGTGCATCTGACGGATCCACAATTCTATAACAATCAATGATAACGTATTCATTTTCACCAACTTGAGACCAATCAATGTCAAGATATAATTTATGGTTCTTTTTATTGAAACGAATTTGTGCATGAGGATTTAAGAGAAAATCCAAATCCTCAAGATATCTTTTAACCATCGCATAATTTAGAAGGTCTAAAGCACCATAATAATAAACATCATTCAAGAATATTTGATATTTAATATTAAAAAGACCGTCTGATATAGTACTTGAATTAATCTTAAGAATATTGTTAACACCAATGATAGAATCTGGTAGTGGAAGATAATTAACTCCTTCAACATAAGTAAGAGAAGTTAAACCAGCTCCAACAACATTTGGAGAGGTGGTTGCAGATCCTACTGGGCCTGGTTGGGATAAAGTTGTTTTAGTTGCAGGAGTAAGTTTATGTTTTAAAAATACGCGATCAATACCATCAAAATGTCTCTCATGATAATATTGAATTGCATCATCAATCAAATTATCAATCTGATCGTCATCTACGTTTATTTCTAAAACTGGCTTTCCTAGTTGTTTGAGGCAATAGTCTTTCAACTCCGCTCTACTAGATGGTTGCGCCATAAAAAATACCCCTAGTCTTCTAGAGGTATTTATAAATTATAGTTGTGGTGGTCTGGATAAATGAATAAATAATAGAAGATTGTTTAAATTTTTCCATGAGAATATATACTATAAGTGCAAGACGTTTGTCTGACGGTCACACAATTACAAAAGAACCAATACAAACTAGTAACGATTTGAATGAAGCAATTCAGTTAGCAAATCAATTTGCTTTAGAAATGCAAGAATCGGAAGGAACTGGTTGGACCTTTAATTTGTGGGAAGAAGAAGTAGATTCTTAAAATCTAGAACACAGTGTAATAAGCATCGGACACTTAGAAAGAGTTGAAATTTTACTGCGAATAGATGACTCAGATTCATTATTTTCTAGTGCTGAAAGGATAAGATCTATCTCCGACTCTTCATCAGCGCTCCAATTTCCACCGGATAAAGTTTGAACTTGAATTTTGAAGTCTTCTACAGTCATTTTTCTTCGTAACTTTAAAATTATTTATAATTAATCATGGTATTTAATGAAATTGAATCAATTACGATAATAGGCGGTGGAACCAGTGGATGGTTATCAGCCGCATTCTTATCCTACAATAATCCAAATATTAAAGTAACTATAATTGATAAAGAAGTTGGTTGTCCCGTGAATGTCGGAGAAGCAACTATACTTAACTTTGGTCCATTCATGGAATCATGTGGATTCAATATAGAAGAGTGGTTTATATCTGTAGATGCAACTTATAAATCTGGAATTCTATTTCCAGATTGGGTTAAAAATGGTGCAAGTGTATGGCATCCATTTTTTATGAATCCAACTTTAGAAAATGGATACAGTCTTCATGATGCTTGGGCTAAAAATAAAAACTATGATTTTGTTAGATATGGATTACCAATGTATGAAAATTCCATATCAAATTTAATTGACAGAAATGAACTTGGAACATATGCATTTCACATTGATTGTGGAAAATTAGTTGAATTTATAAAAACCAAACTCCACAATAGAGTAAATTTTATTCAGTCAGAAGTTGTAGATATTAAAAAAATTGATAATAATATCAATAAGGTATTTCTAAAAAATTCTCAAGTAATTGAATCCGATTTGTTCATTGATTGTACAGGGTGGAAAAGTTTACTTAAAATCCAAGATAAAAACTTTCTAAACGGAAGATTATTTTGTGATACTGCAGTTTGTTCCAGAGTCCCATATTTAGATAGAAAAAAAGAATTGACTCCATACACAACGGCAGAATCTGTAGATCATGGTTGGATATGGAAAACTCCAGTCAGAACAAGAATTGGATCTGGATTAGTTTTCAATAGAAGTATCACTTCTATTGATGAAGCAAAAAAATATTTTCTTGAGTATTGGAATCACAGAGTATCAGAACAAGATTTAAAAGTCTTGGATTGGACACCATACTATTCCAATAATATTTGGGAAAAAAATGTTGTTTCTATTGGATTATCTGCTGGATTTATCGAACCACTAGAAAGCACTGGTGTAGCTTTAATTATTGATGGATTAAAAAAACTGCAAAATAAAATTTCAGATAGAAGTTGGAGTGAAATGGATGTAAAAGTTTATAATGATGAAATGAAATTACACTTTGAAGATTGCATAGATTTTGTCAGTATGCATTATTCAAAATCATACAAAAATACTCCATTTTGGAAGTTTGTAAAAGATACATATCAACCTTCCGAAAAAATAAACCTAATGGAAAAAATTCTATCACAAAAAATACTCTACACAAGAGACAGATCCGAATACCAAGTTTTTTCTGGATCAAACTGGACAACTTGGATGATTCAATTGGGATACGATGTAAATAGTAATGTTGATTGTGACCCTTTGATATTGGAAAAAAGTATGTTAAACTACTATAATAAGTATGAATCATTTAGAAAAAGTTGGTCAGTTGACCACGAAACCGAAATTCGCAGATTAGAAACATTTTACAATTTACACTAATATAAAAATGATAAACAGAGGAATTTATTATAAACCAAAAGAGCCCGATGTAATTGTCGGTGGGTGTATTTCAATTTATGAAAATGCTTGGCAAAATTGGAAAGAAACTATAGAAACTTTGGAACGAGAATGTAATACTCCAGATTCAGGAGTATTTTGGAATAGAGCTACTACCATAGGTCAAGGAATATATCAACAAGCAAGAACAAATTTAGATTTGGGAATAACTTTTTGTATAGAATCTTTTGGAAATGAAGAATTAATAAAAATTCAAAATCAATTTTGCAATCTAATAAATTCTGCAGCTAGTCATTACGTTAATAAATTTCAAGTCAAAGAAACTTACTACCATGAATATTATAATGCACTAAAATATAAAGAAGGTACAGAGTATCATACTCATTATGATGGTTGTACATCCACCCAAAGACACATTAGTTGTATTCTTTATTTAAATGATGACTATGATGGCGGAGAACTAGAGTTCCCAAATTTTAATTTAAAAATTAAACCGGAAGCTGGAATGTTTTTAATGTTCCCATCAAATTTTGCTTATGCTCATACTGCAAAACCGGTCAAAAAAGGAACAAAATATGCACTAGTTACCTGGTTACATGATCAACCAATAGTTCCAACGATTCGTTAATTAAAATGTTTTTTCGTGATAATTCAAAAATAGTTTTAGACTGTTTCACCAATTCCTCTGTTGCTTATGAATATTTTCCTATTTCCAATACAATAGAAAATTTGCCCAATTGGTGGAAAAAATTAGACACAACTTTTGAAGTCCAACATTTTGGAACTCTTAGAAACAAATCTGCAACTATTAAAAAATGTCCAGGAATTTTTAATTTATTTAATAAAGGATTTGTAGTATCTACGCCATCTGAACTTTCTTTAGAAATAAAAGAAGAAAATAATCAATATAAATTTAATTACGAATTTGTAGGACCGAAAACAAACTGTCGAATAGATCTTCACGATCACAGACAATACATGGGAGTCTTTAACGACAAATTTCTCCAAGGAAAAATTACTCTACCCTGGTTAATAAAAGAAACGTCTGGAGTTGACTTTACATTAATGGAACCTACATGGATGATGGAAAATCCAGATAATTACTGCATTCCACCGGGAGTTCTTGATTTTAAATATCAAAATAATATTAATATTAATTTTTTTGTTGAATTTAAATCAAGTAGAATTGACATTGCTGCTGGAACTCCATTAGCGCATTTGATTCCATTATCTGACAAAAAAATAAAACTAAAGCATCATCTAGTATCCGATGAAGAGTATGAAAAACTCTTTACCTTGTCGCAACCATTTGGTTGGGTATCTTCATACAAACAAAGAAAGGAACTAATAAATAAAAAATCAAGATGTCCATTTAATTTTTTATGACTATGATATGTGATTTAATTTTTCCAACTGGAATTTGGCACGATTACTTAGAAATAAACCATGATGATATTATTGAGTTTTGTAGAGAAAAACGTTATTCCTCGAATGGAAGAATTTTAAGTAATATTGGTGGCTGGCAGTCAGAAGACTTTTGGCCAGAAGAAGACCCTAGGATACACGAATTATCAAGAGAAATTTATGCAAGAAGTTTAACAATATTGGATCAATTTAAATTTGATACTTCAAATACCGATTTAAGATTTTTAAACATGTGGATAAATATAAATTACCAAAATTGTTTAAATAATATACATATTCATCATGGTTCTATTTTATCTGGAGTTTATTATTTAAAATGTCCAAAAAATTGTGGAGATATTTCATTTCATAGAAATTTTTCCGAAACATTCATCTTAAAAACCGCAGCAAATCTACTTGAAGATAATACTTTTAACTATACAAATATTCGTTTTGCTGTTGAAGAAAAAAAATTGTTACTTTTTCCATCTTGGTTACCTCATAGCGTAGAACCAAACCAATCGGAAGAAGAAAGAATATCAATAGCTTTTAATATGGTCCTTTTAAAGAAATAAAATGTATAACATAGGTATAATTGGGAATGGATCTGGAGCTTTGGTATCTATTTTAGCATTAATAAATGCTTCCAAAAGAGAAGAACTACCCATAAAAATAACTTGTATTTACGATCCAACTATACCAACAATTGAAGTGGGGGAATCAACAAGCAGTGCGGTACTATTTCTACTGACACAAGTTCTCGATTTTCGTATAGTAAAACACCTACTAGAAATTGACGGAACTTTAAAGTATGGGACAAAATATATCAATTGGTCAACGACTAATAATGATTTTTATGTCTGTCACATAGACCCAGCATTACATCTTAACAGTGCAAAATTCAGTAAGTGGGGTATAAAAAAAGTTTTAGAAAAATATGAAGAAACTTTTTCACTAATAAAAGACAATGTGAAAGAAGTAAAAAACAATAACAATAGAGTGGATGTTGTTGGGGAGACACAAACATATCAATTTGATTATGTTATAGACTGCACAGGATTTCCGTCAAATCATACATTTGATATGAACGAATATTCGGTTCCAGATTTTTTATCGGTAAACTCTGTAATTCTTTTACCAAAAAAAGAACTAAACAATCCAAATGAATATTATACATCTGCTACAACTCATGAAAATGGTTGGATGTTTACAATTCCACTAACTACACGAACAACCTCTGGATACTTATATAATAATTCAATAACATCTTACGAAGAAGCCTTATCAGATTTTTGCAACTTGAAAAATATTGATATTTCATCAGGTAAGAGTTTAAGAAATTTTTCTTGGAGTCCTTTATATAGAAAAACAGTAATTGATGAAAAAATTATTTACTGTGGTAATAAATTATTTTTCTTTGAACCTAGTCAGGGATTTCCATTGCACTACTATGCAGTTATAATAGATATATTAATATCCAAACTTAAAGAAAATCCTTCTTTAGTTGAGAATGAACTAAATGTATTTTACAATGAAGCTATAAATTCTGTGCAAGATGTGATAGCTTTAACTTATCAGTCAAATACAAAGTATAAAAGTGATTTTTGGAAGTTAACAAAAGAAAGATCGTACAATAAGTTAATGAACTCTAAACCTTTTATAAATTGGTGTAAAAATAAAGATACCCTCACACATTATTCATCACATTCTAATGAAATATTAATGAGTCTAATTGATGGTATGAATATTGACCTATCTACATTTACAGAAAAAGTATGAATTTTTTAGATTATTTTAAAAAAATATCTTCTGAAATAACTCACGGAAATAGTGATTATTTTAGTCATTCGTTTGGAGTTTATAATATTTTAAAAGAACTAAACTTAGATGAATATATTTGTGTAGCCGGATTATATCATTCAATATATGATACGGAAAATTTCAAAGTAGATTTAAATCTTGAAAGAAAAACGATAATTGAAATTATAGGAGAAAAATCAGAAAATTTAGTTTTTATATTCTGTCATTTGCGAGATCGATTTAACTCAATTATTAACAATCATTTTGAATTTTCAACTGATATTCATTTATCTTTGTGTTATATTGAATATGCCAATTTAAAGGAACAATATTCAAGGATTATGGATCCCATCTTAGCAAAAAGATGTTTGGAACTTCAAGAAAAAATAACTGAACTAACAAAACCGGCTAATTTTTGTTTGATTGACAATAAAAAATTATATATCTTTGACAATTTATTAGAAAAAAATCACATTGAATTTTTAAATCAATATTGTCACAACAGTGTTTATAGACCAGATCACAAAAGCAATAATTCTGTAGGAATTGATTGTAGATTTTCTGCAACCATTTCTCCTGAGGAGTTTGAACAAACTAAGTTAATTCCAATAATTTCTAAAATTGCCTGTTCACTAAAAACTTCATTATATATTGGAAAACATTATATAAACCATTATGGGTTTATGACAGGAGTATCCGAACATTGTGATGCAGATGAACCTGGACAATATACTATTTTAATCTTTCCCAATAATGTTTGGGTAAGAGATTGGGGGGGAGAAATTTGTTTCTATAGTGAAGGCAATATACATAATATGATAGAATATAAACCAGGAAGAATTATTGTATTTGATGGTAGAATATCACATAAAGTACTTCCATTAACTAGAAATTCTCAATCTGACAGGTACTCAATTGCAATAAAAACTTGTACTGAAGAAGGACTATCTTATTTTCAAAAAATATATCAACCTTATATTAGGATATAAATATGAATCAATTCCATGAATTAAAATATGTACCTGTAAAAGAACTGGTATCGCAAGAAATAGTAGAATTATTTTCCCAATATGCTTTAATAGATGAATTATTTAATTTTAATCAGGAAGTTGGTCAAGAAAATGATATACAAGTAAAAAATGCTCATAGTAAATATGCAGATCCCTTTGCGGAATCACTTCTGTTACATTTAAAATCCAAAATAGAATATGTTACCGAACTGGAATTAATTCCAACATATTCTTATTATAGAGTTTATCGTCCAGGCAGTATACTTAAAAAACATGTTGATAGACCTTCCTGCGAAATATCAACTTCAGTTTGTTTCAAATATAACTACAAAGAACGTAATGAAGATTTGATTTGGCCTATATTTTTTAATAATCAAGCTGTTGTTTTATATCCCGGAGATGGTGTAGTTTATAAAGGTATGGAAGTTCCTCATTGGAGAGAGGAATTAAATGCCCCAGACTTTTCATATCATATTCAAGCTTTTTTCCATTACGTCGATAAAAATGGACCTTATGTAGAATATGCTTTGGATAAAAGGATGGCAATTGGTGAAAAGAAAAAATTTGATAATAAATTTCAAAAATCTTACATATCAATAATAAATTAAAATTTATACTTATAATGTAAACCTTTCCTATCTACTATGATCCCTGCATCATATCCTTCTGGATATGTATTATATTTTATATTTTTTGATTTTAAATACCTTCTACACTCAAAATCTGCATTTTTTCCATAAAAAGTTCTTACTCCCCCTTCTTGTGGAGGTAATTTGACCATAAAAAATTCTGCGTGAGGCCTCCAAGCAGCATAAACACCAGAAAATCCTCCTCCTCCTGCATCACTTATTGCATCACAACCACCCGACCATTCCATAATTACTTCCCACAAGTCCACATCGTCTATAGTAAGTTCTCTTCCATAATCCCATTCACTTGTTGGTGGATATACTACTTTGTCATAGTTCATCCACGAGGATTCAAAATATTCCAATCCGATTCTATCTGGACGAAAAATATGTGCAGTTTCTCTAAAAATTGGCATAATAATAACTAAAAATTAAGCTAAATATCTTACAATACAAAGTCCTTGGAAACCTGCTCCTGCGCCGGCATTTCCGTAGTCCCAACTACCGCCTCCTCCGGATCCGTAGTTTGATGCATTATTCTGTGGACCTCCTGGTTGGTTAGCATTACCTCCACCGCCGGGTCCTCCTGTCTGAGGGCCTTGGAAAGTTCCAGCACCGCCGCCAGCATAAGTTATTGAAGAACCGCTGGTGGAGAATGTCCCACCAGTACCACCAGCACCATTATCAAATCCACCGCCGCCATAACCACCACCGCCGCCGCCACCTTGGCTATTTGTAAGTCCACCCGCACTACCTTGTCCAGGAGTTCCGGATGTTCTAGCACCAGGATATCCTTGTGGTGAGCCTGGATATCCAGCATGTCCACCACCAGATCCGCCTGGTAGTCCGGGGTTCATGACACCGGGTCCAGTATTCCCACCTCTACCGCCACCAATTGCTGTCTGTGAAGCAAAAACCGAATTATCACCTGGAACTCCCACCGTAACACCACCTGGTCTAAATGGACCTCCAGCTCCTATGGTTACGTTGGATATTCCACTAAGTCCATAAGTAGCATTATATATTACTCCTCCAGCGCCGCCACCAGCTCCTGTGCCACTTCCACCAGAACCACCACCAGCAATTAAAAGTAACTCACCAGTTGTAGATCCATTTGCAGCAAAAGTTCCTGGTGATGTAAATGTATGAATACTATATCCACCAATGGTAGCCAATGATCCACCAGTTGCTGTAAATTTATCTACCTGTACCCATGTTGATCCATTATAATATTCTATAGCATTATTACTTGTACTATATCTAAGGTCTCCTACAACAGGAGACGCAGGTCTCTGAGCAGTTGTTCCTACAGGAATTCTAAGATATCCAGTGTCATTAATAATGGTATTTTTTAATGTTGCCATCTTAAGTTTACACTCCTTCTTTGTTAGTATTTATAACTTGTAATAAAATTATCAAGAAAGTTTCTTTTTAATTTCGGAAATTTCTTCTTTCAATTCTCTAATGGATTCAATGAGTAAAGCAACGATGTTTCCATAAGAAACAGATTTAAACTCAGAGTTATCTTCAAATACAACTTGAGGAACAACCTCTTCTACTTCCTGAGCAATTAATCCAATCTTATTTTCTCCTGTAGACTTTAGATTATATTCAACTCCTCTTAATTGGAGAATCTTTTCTAGTGAATTTTCAAGAGTTTTGATATTTTCTTTTAGTCTCAAGTCGGAACTTTCTGTTATAGTAGTTGCAGTTAATGTTGCATTAACTGTAACGTTACCTACAAAAGTTGGTGTCGTTGTTAAGTTATATGCAGTTCCATTACCAATTAGAATTGCTCCGGTCTGGGGAACTCCAGTTTGTCCTGTACCACCTCTATTGAGTGGAATTGTTCCTGTGTGATTTGCTGAGTCCAGATAATATGAACTAGCCTGACCGCCAAGTGTTGCGGCATCAACATCACCAGTTGAAGAGTTCTTGATTGAAATTGCACCATCATCACCAACTAAGAATGTAGAAGTCTTAAATTTGGCAACACCAGTAGTAGAATAGGTATCTAAAGTAGCAGCAGCTCTGTTTGCTGTGATTCGAATGTCTCCATAATGAGTTGAGATTCCTATACCGAAGGTGGAACTTGTGGCAGTAATTCCAAATGGTTGAGTGGATCCAATTCCAACACTTCTAACAACTTTCTGATATGAAGAGTTTCCATATAGAACAGTATCGGAGTTAGCGGAACCAGAACCAAGTCTGGATGGAGATACAGTACCACTAATAATATTAGCAGCATCAATATCCGCACTTGCGAGTAGGGACCAGTTGGTAGGATCTGATGCAGATGTATTAACGGTATTTTGATATCTTATATTTTGTTTAGTAAATGTTATTACACCTGTACCGGTTTGAGCAATTCCAACAGCGTTGAAAGTTACTCCGCTAAGTGAAGATACTGCATCGGATCTTGTAAGGTGAAGTGTAAATCCGTTCTGAGTAACAGATCCAAGGTAATAGAACGCTCCAGTATCAACACCAACAGGAGTACTTCCAGAAATTCTAACTGGATCGCCAACTGTAAATGGATGATTAGCAAAGATAATTGTATCTTTAGCAGTCGAAACTCCACATCTAACTAAACTATGTGTACCGATACCACTTCCAGACAAATCTTGTCTGGATACTAATGCATAAGTTGAGTGAAGTTCAACAGAGGAAACACCAACTCTCTTCGCATAGTAAGTGGTATTTTCAATTACACCTGCAATATTAGTTCCACCGTTTGTTGTATATTTAATTGGGTCACCATCTTGGAATGTATGGCCAACACCAAGTACAATTCTATCATTGATAAAGTCAATATCACCGCCAGTATCAATCGTAGTTGGATCAATATCATAAGAAACATCTAGATTTAGAGTAGTTCCGACTCCAACTGCATTTCCGTCTGCAATATAGTCTGGGAGTGCTACAGTTCCAGCAAACTTCTGATTATTTGTAAGTTTGAGATATAGTCTAGTTTCTATATCGTTTACCTGAACTGTAAAGGCTCCACCTCCCGATCTTCCACCAAGATCTGAATCAATAGCAGTAAGAACATTTCCTGACGCATAGTAACGACCACCAGTTTTAATATTAACATCTCTTACTGTACCAGCAGCACTAACTGTAATTTCAGCCAGAGCTGATGTACCAATACCTGTTGTTGATTGTAAGAAACAAGTGTAGATACCAGGAGTAGTATATCCAGAACCACCATTTTGAATTGGAGCGCCAAGTAGAACACCCTTAACAAGACCAGTTGTACCATAACCAACATATGTGGAAATTGATGTACCAATTCCAACTCCAACTGGTGGTGCTGTTACAACACCAACTGCAGCAGCCGCAAGAGCACTAACTACTGTATCTCCATTATTAAAGTTGTAATTTTCGGTATCGCTATCTAAAATTAGATATTGACCTACAATATCTTGAATAAGAACGTATGATAGTTCTGGTTCAACAACCGTATCACCGTTTAAAATGTTAATTGCAGGAATTTCATTAACAAGTACAGTTCTACCAGTGGATACGTTTGTTCTTGTATAATTAACAACTTTAGGTGGAATAAGGTCTGGATTAATTTGTCCAGAGGAATTTAATTGAACAACTGCATTTGGAACAGCATTTTGTGATACTGTTTTATCAATAAAGGTTCCAAGTCTATTGGACATGAAACTTCTAACAGCTAACTGAGTTGCAACTCTCTTATTCAGAGGTCCACCAAGTTCACCTTCTCCAAGATTTGTATCAGTTGAAAATTCTTCAACAGCAACACCACCAGATAGAGATAGTCTAATAGAATCTAGTTCTCCAATCGATACCTTGTTATTGAAGAAGATATTACCCGTTCTGTTAACAGCGGTAATTTGACTACCAATCTTAAAGTCACCAAGTTCGTTAGTACCCGAAGCATATACGCGACCACCAAGTTCAGATACCTGTTCGGAAGCTGGATCACCCTTACCACCATTTTGTGGTAGTGCGTTATAGTCAGTACCAGATCCAGAGAATTCCCAAGTATGTGACGAAGAGTTGACAATGGATGGTCTATGTAAATGACATCTGTAATTTACTGGGAGACTGCCAATACCCTGAATTACGTTACCTGGTACTGTAGAATCAACTTTAAATTCAATTGTTCTAAAAGTAGTAATTCCAGTTGCCGCAGTAACACCAATCGCAATTGGAGAAGCTCCATGATCTGTAATGTTTCCACCTGTAGTGGAGAAGAACCTTCTAGTTCCACCAACAGATTCAACGGAAACAATTAACTGTCTGGTACTATTATGATATGTGTAGGCATAACCAGTTGCAGTTCCACCAGATACAGATTGTGTAATTTGTTGACCAGAATTGAAAATAGCAGTTGAACCAGCACTGGCCAAAGTCAATCTTTGATATGAATCGTGAGAACTAATAATTTCATCAACTATGAATTCTTGATTGTTCTTTTGGAAAGTATTGATACCAGAAGGAGTGGATCTTAAATCAACAGGTCTTCTGAAAGAATCATCTTCATAAAGTTTAAATGTAGATGCAGTGAGATATTGTACATAATAAGTATTACCATTAACAAGACCTTGAATTACGATAGCAGGTTCTGCTTGTTCGTTTCCAAGATAAACAATACTATCACCATCTACGAATGGATGACCAGCAATTGTAATAACATCCGTTGTAGTATCAATTCCTACAGATGGATTGACAGTGGCTTGTTGTACAAGTGGTTTGAATAAACTTGTTCTATCTACATAACTATCGTCCAGGAACCTCAGTACGTAAAGGTCTTGTTCAGTTCTACCTACACCTATAACTCTAAGGGTTTGTAGACCGCCAGAAGTACCTGTGTCAGCGACTCTTCCTCTGTCAAAACCAAAGGCATTTGGAGAAAATCCGGTTGCTCTTAAAGCTACGGAACCAAAGTTAGTTGCAGAGTTAGTAATTGAGAGGTAACCACCAGACTGAGACAGTGAACCATATCTACAGAAAATCTGGAAACAAGAAACAACCTGTGCATAACCATCATTAATTGTTCTCCAACCAATACCGTCAAATGAAATCATGGTAAAGGTTGCAGCAACCATTGACTTACCGAACTCTGGGATATCTCCTACTGCTGGATTTTCTGCAAGTAGTTGGATAGCAGGTACGTTTGGAGAAATTACCTTATCGCCATCAACAAGAATACCATTACCACCTAGACTGGATAGGATTGTGCAGTTTTGAATATAAGGAGACTTGAAGATTTGGGGTTTGCTGAGTATTGCAGTTCCACCAATTCCAGTTACATAATAGTGTGGAATTGTTGAAATTCTCTCTCCACGAATTGCAAAAGTAGTTGTAGAAGCAGCAGAAATCACTCCAAAATCTCTTACACCACTTTGATGTAGATCTGGATATAATTTAATTTTTTGAATTGTTGGTACTTTTTCTACTGTAGGAACCTTTTTAGCAGTACCACCACTTACATAGGTGTGTGCAATTGTAGAAACACCAACATTAACTGTAAAGGTTGTGGAATTGTCTACGGCACTAACTCTAAATGTATAACCATAAGGAGAAGTTCCATCTGGGAAGATCGTAGTTGTAATTCCAGATCCACCTGGGCAAGTAAATGCAAGTCCAGTAAGAGTTACATAGTCACCAGAGGTCAATCCGTGTGCAGACGATACTACACAAGTGGCAACACCAGTTGATTGTGTATAAATGAAGTCACTGACATTAACTTGACCATAACCATCATAAGTATGTGCAATTGTTGAAATGCCAGCATTAAATGTGAAACTATTTGTTGTTACTCCAGTAATTGTAAATGTATATCCATCAACGTTATAAGTATTGATAGTTCCATCTGGGAAGATTGTTGTAGTAACTCCAGCATGTTGTGCGGCACAAGAGAATGGTAGTCCGTTTAAAGTTACTTTATCATTAACTTTATAACCGTGAGATTCTCTAGTGGTCGCAGTGCTTACACCAGTTGTATGTGTATATGCAAATGTGCTAATACCTAGTTTCTGCCAACCAACATAAGTATGAGGAATAGTACTAATTCCACCTTGAATGGTAATTGTTTTAGCAGCAGTATTAACTCCAATGATAGGGTAAATAGCACCATATCCTTGATCATCTAATCCATAATATGGGAAGATGGTTGTAGTAACTCCAGCATGTTCGGAAGTACATGCAAATGGGAAGTTGTAGAGGAAAAGTTTATCTCCTATGGTATAACTACCACCATTAGAAGTTCTACTTGGAGCAGAACGTAAAGTTAGTGTAGAAACACCAACAACATTATTGTATCTGATACTTGCGATACCAGTTTCATCATATCCACAAGTCCATCCAAGTCCTGAAAGTCTTACAGTGTTAGTTGGATACAGTTCATGTGGTGATGATGTAGTAATTGTAGTAACTCCGGTAACTCCATCATAAGTTGCACCAGTGATATTAATTACAGAAGTTGCTGCATATCCAGTTCTATCTAAAGAGGTATTAAATGGTTCGTCAAATGAAATTGCATAGTTAAATGTATGTTGTGGAGTTTTTGTTGATGGGTCAATGTAATCTGTAAATGTTAGTCCTGTAATATAGTTTCCATTTCTAACTTTAAAGAAATCAACCCCAGCATGTAAAGGTCTTACAACTACATTTCTTAAGGAGTCTGCGATGATATTTACATTATCATATAGAATAATTGGGTTATTTTCAATGTAATCACCAGATTCAACTAGAATTGTAGCTCCAGTGTTATAATAAAAACCTAGGAATGAAGCAATTTGAGCTGCCCTTCTAATTGTTTTGACAGGAAGAGTTCTACCATCATTCGAATCATCACCACTAGCTTGAGAAACTCTTACTAAAACTTTAGAACCAGTTCCACCACCAGTTGAAAATCCAAGATTTCCATCTCCATCTGTAGTTAGAACTTGTCCTTTTATTCCATCAGAAGTTGGATAAGTTAATCCATTAATTGTTGCAATACCAGTTACTCTAAGATTTTCATTAACAATATTTTTTGCAACTAAATTTGTATTATTTTCTGGAATTCTTCTTATGGAAACAGAACTTGATGTTGGAATAGTTAAAGCAGGAGCAGAAGATACTCCAATTCTTATAGCTGATGAAACATTTGTAAATGTAGAAATTGCAACAGTAGTATCAGATGGAATTACGGCTGCTATTGTATTTGCAGATCCGACAACAATAGCATTATAAACTAAATTTGTTGGCCTGGTGATACTTACTGCACTACCACTACTTACAACTGCACCAATTGTGGATGAGAGAGTTACTGCAGGTCTTCCTGTTTGAACTGTACTAATAGATACAGTGGTTCCAGATTGGATTGTGTATGCAGCTCCAACATTAACAACAACTGAATTCGTATTTACTCCAACAATTACCGCATTATTGAAGAATGTTGTTACACCAGATGGTCCCAATCCACTTATAAAAATTGAATTTCCAACAGAAACATTTGCAACAGATGTTAGAGGTACAATTGTAACTCCGGCCGCAACTGTTGAGGATGCTGTGGTTGTTAAAATTCCAATATTATATGGAGTAACAGAAGTGGTTCCAAGTCCTACAATTGATTTGTAAGAAACTCCACCTACACTTAAAGAATC